CCGATTATAGAGCGCAAACTCAAACGGTAACAATAACAAATTTATCAGGATATAGTTATATAATAGAGTCAGGAACTTGGCTTTCAATTACAAGCTCAGGAGATAATGTTTACTTTGCGTTTGAAGAAAATAACACAGGTGCAACACGTTCGACAAATGTTTCAATTACAAACACAAGTACTTTACAAGTGATTGATATATTTTGCCAACAAGCGCCGAGAATAGTTACAGCAGACAATAATATAATAACAGCGGATAATAATATAACAACAGCAGACAATGGCTAAACAAACAATAGGAATAGGTACTATAGCAGGAGACGGAACAGGCGATGTATTAAGAATCGCCTTTGATAAGGTAAATGATAACTTTGATGAGTTATATAGTGCAACTGGATTTCAAAGTGTTTCAGACACTACAAATACACAAACACTAACCGCATTGACAGATAATTTAATTTCATTTTCCGCTACACCCGAAGAAAATGGAGGGTTGACGTTAATGGACTCAAACGCTAAGATAACACCTGTAGGACTGAACGACATTATAGGAGTTGATTTTTCATTTACAGGTGTAGTTCCTGTAGGTACGAATTTATCTTTATCGGTATTTCTGAAAGTAGCAGGGGTTAATTATAGGTCAACAAGCCAGCCAATTGTAAAAGGGGCCGGTTTAGATGATTACTTTTCTGCGAGTTGGATTTTACCTGTAGGTGCTTCATTCCTTAGTAACGGAGGGTTAATATATGTTAATCCAGTTGTAGGAATGACTATAAAAAACAGATACTTAAGTGTAACGAGAATAGGAAAAGGAAAATGATAGCTGAAATTATAACACTATTGCAGTCGCATGCTTTTTATGGGGCGGGTGAATTTACAGAGATAGCAAAAGGAAAAAATGAAATAGATAATTACTTTAGAAAAATAAAAAGATGGCTATCATAAAAGAAATAAAAATAGAAGTAAAAGAAAACGGACTTGATGATATTAATAAAAAAATTAATAACATTGATAATGCGTTAAACGATTTAGATTCCACGTCTAAAAATGTAATGCAAAAACCTATTGGAGAAAGTTTTTTCGATAAGATAAAAGAGGGGGTTAAATCTGCTGGAAATTATTTTGATAACTTAAAACAAAAGATTTTAAATTTTGGCAGTAGCAAAAAAGGAATTGACGATGTAGATAAATCTTTAGATAACCTTGCGAATACAAACAAAACGGTTATTAAATCAATGGGCGATAGTTCAAATGCTGTTTTAGAAAATGGCGGAGCTATGGGATTGCTTAACGATGCTACAGGCGGGCTTGCAATGACTGTAAAGGATGCGGTTGAGGCTTCGGTGTTATTTACTAAAAGCCAAAAATTAGCTTCTATACAACAAGCTATTTATTCGACAGTTGTAGGGACTTCGACAGGCGCAATGAAGCTATTTAGGATTGCCTTAGTTGCTACAGGAATAGGCGCTTTGGTTGTTGGTTTAGGTTTGCTAATTGCAAACTTCGACAAGGTTAAAAAAGTAGTTTTAAATTTAATTCCGGGACTTGCAAATGTAGGTGAGTTTGTAGAAAATTTAGTAAATGGATTTACTGATTTTATAGGAGTTACAAGCGAAGCAGAAAGGGCTTTGGCAAGTTTAACAGAACAAGCGGATAAGTCTTTAGCTATGAACAAAAAGTTTTTAGCTGAGGAAGGTGACTTAGTTAATAAATATACAAAGGCTAAAATAGATGCCAAGAACGCATATAATGAGGCTATAAAAGAGGAAGGTGCGAATCAAAAGAAACTTGCTGAGAGATTGAATCGTGAGTTATTAGCTATTGATAAAATGCATAATGAAGATTTAGCTAAAGAGAGAAAAGATAAGCAAGATAAGATTGACGAAGAAAATAAAAACTTATCAGAAAAAGAAAAAGCACGTTTAGAAAAACAAAGAGCCGATGCTCGATAAAACCGATTCTGCTGATTTTTTTGCCCCACTAATCATATCAGATTTTTTAGCTAATAATGAAACTGTGTCGGTTGCCCCTAATTCTTTAGCAGATACCGTTCCTTTTTCGGCAAACTTCAAAGCAGTTTCATACATTCCAATTGCGCTTTTTACATTTGTTTGTGCATTAATCAAAGCTTTACTTACATCCGATAAAGACAAACCTTTTGCAAAAGCGTTGTTTACATCGTCAATTAATGTTAATTGCACATTCGTTTCAAACGCTAATTTTATTTCTTCTGCTTTCATATTTTTATTATTTATAATTAAACTAAATTATGTTACTATTGTTATATTTTTGCTAACCAAGTGACGCTTCGCTTACTATATTCCTATCTAAACTTTGTGAAGTGCTTACGTCTGAACTCACAACATACGCTTTAATCGGTGCGCCTTGTTGTGCTAATCCTTGCGCTATTTGATTTGTTCCCGTTCCTTGTACTAAGTTGAAAGATGGTACGCTTGTTGTTGAACCACCACCTGAACTACTCGAACCGCCTGACCCTCCGCCACCTGATAAGATACTTTTAGCTTTCAAAGCATTTCCTGTAATCATTGCAGCCAATCCTATATAAGTCGATGCTGTTACTGCTGGAGTAACAACTGCCGCTGCTGGTCCTGCAACCTTTCCTGCCTCTGCCCCTGCTTTTATCGATGCTGGTATAGCATTAGATATTGCTTGTGCTGTATCTATTGCAATTTGAGCTACTGCAATTCCTTTCTGTAACGCTTGGTTTTTCTTAGAATTTCCACCTAATAAATTAGCTAAATTAGACAAAGCATCGCCTGCGTCTCTTGCGCTGTTGTATCGTGTTTCTTGTATTTGTTTGTCTAAAGCTAATTGGTCATCGGCTATTTTTTTCGCTTCATCATATTCGTATTCTTTTCTTGCGATACGATTATTCATTGCAGTAGCTTCTTGCTCTGTCTCTTTGTCTATATTATTTTGTCTAAATTCCTCGACATCTAACTGAGCTTGTTTGATTTCCTCATCTAATGCAATAGCTTTTTCAGCATCTAATTTAATCTTTTCTTCTTTTCGTTTATCTTCGTCCTCTTGTGCTTTTTTTGCGTCCTCTTGCGCTTTTAATCTATCTGCTTTTTGTTTTTCAGTTCTTGTTTTATTTGCTTCATCTTCTTTATCTTGCGCTTCTTTTTTAGCTTTTGCTAAATCATCATTATGCATTTTATCAATAGCTAACAACTCACGATTTAATCTTTCAGCAAGTTTCTTTTGATTTGCGCCTTCCTCTTTTATAGCTTCATTATACGCATTCTTTGCATCTATCTTAGCTTTTGTGTATTTATTAACCAAGTCGCCTTCCTCTGCCATGAACTTTTTATTCATAGCTAAAGATTTATCCGCTTGCTCTGTTAAACTTGCTAAGGCCCTTTCTGCTTCACTCGTCACCCCTATAAAATCTGTAAAACCATTTACTAAATTTTCTACAAAATCCCCAACCTTTGCAAGTCCTGGAACAACATTTAAAACTGCTTGTTTAACTTTATCAAAGTTCGCAATTAGCAAACCTAAACCAACAACCAAAGCACCTATTCCTGTTGCAACTAAAGCAATTCTAAATAACTTCATTGCGCCTGTTGACGTACCTACAACCGTACTGTAAATTGCCTGTTGTATTGACGCTAACTTTTGACTTTTAGTAAATAAAACAGACGCTTCAACTGCATCTTTTACAGTCATAGCAAGACCACCTGTTGCATCGTTAAGCAATCCCATTGCACCTCCATTCTCTAAGACAGCATTTGAACTGTCTCCCATAGATTTAGCAACGCCATCATTTGTTTTAGAAACTTTATTAAGCGAACTATTTAGCTCGTCAACTTGCTTGTTAACCTTATCTATTCCAGTTTCCTTAACTACAATGTTTATTTGTTTCTCGATAGCCATATGCGTTTTATTTTTTTAAATGTATTATCCAAACTATTTTTTCCTTTCGCTATCTCTGTATATTTACCAGCTCCATAAAACGGATTAGATTGTAGTAATGTTATTATCTCAGCTATCATTTTCCTTTTCCTATTCTCGTTACACATAGATATCTATTTTTGATTGTCATTCCAACAATAGGGTTAACATATAGTAAACCTCCGTTACTAAGAAATGAAGCCCCTACTGGTAATATCCAACTTGCAGAAAAGTAATCATCTAAACCAGCTCCTTTAACAATTGGCTGGCTAACTGACCTATAATTAACGCCACCAACTTTTAGAAAAACGGATAAAGATAAGTTTGTACCTACTGGAACTACACCCGTAAATGAAAAATCAACTCCTATAATGTCGTTAAGTGCCACAGGTGTTATCTTAGCATTTGAATCCATCAGGGTTAAACCTCCATTTTCTTCGGGAGTTGCCGAGAATGAAACTAAATTATCAGTCAAAGCAGTAAGTGTTTGTGTATTTGTCGTGTCCGAAATACTTTGAAATCCAGTAGCACTATAAAGCTCGTCAAAGTTATCATTACACTTATCAAATGCAACTCTTAAAACATCACCTGTCCCATCGCCTGCTGTTGTTCCTATTCCTATTGTTTGTTTAGCCATTGTCTGCTGTTGTTATGTTGTTATCCGCTGTTATTATATTATTGTCTGCTGTTACTATTCGTGGTGCTTGTTGGCAAAATATGTCTATCACTTGCAACGTTGTTGTATTCGTAATTGATACATTTGTCGAACGTGTTGCACCTGTATTATTTTCTTCAAACGCAAAGTAAACATTATCGCCTGAGCTTGTTAAAGAAAGCCATGTTCCTGACTCTATTATATAACTATATCCTGCAAGATTTGTTATTGTAACGGTTTGTGTTTGCGCTCTATAATCAGCATACAATACATTGACATCAGCATTAAATCCGTTAATTGTATTGTCAAAAGAGTTAATTAAATTAAGTGATACTTCACCGCTTAAAAGATTAATATTGTAGTTATCAATCCTATAATAATCGTGTTTAATTTGTAAAACATCATTCAATTTTAATTGCGTTAATATCCTTAACGGTAAAATCGCTTTGTATTTAAAGTTTCTACGCTTAATATTAAACACAGAATCAACATAGTCTTTATGGTAGTTTTTATACAAGGTATTTTCAGACGCTACACCGTTCCATTCATTATTTTCTATACCAAAAACTAAGTTATATTGTGGATTAATAAAGTCAATTGAATGACTTGCTATGTTAACGCTTCCGTTTATTAACTCTTTGCCACCTATATCATTTATAAATCCTAAAGTTTTAGTCCCGACTGCTGTTAAAACGTTATAAAATAAATGTACTTTTGGATTTACGGGCGCAATTGTTTCATCAAATATTCCACCGTACATTATATTGGTATTGATATTATCTTTTAAGTCAATTAAACGCTCATAAACAATTTGTTCAAAAGGTAATTCATACGATAAACTTTCGCCATCTAAAGGCTTACCTGTTGCCGTGCCATCATCCGTTAATATTGTTTCCTCGTCACCATAAGACAAACCAGTATTTACTTTAAATTGTTTGTTTAAAATAGTGATAGGCTCTTGAAACTTAAATTTAATTTCATTTAATAGCGAACCCCTTTCGATATCTATTGAATTATCGTTTATGTATTTAGAAACATTCCAAATTGAACCTTTAGAATAAAAACTTTTCAAAGTGTCAACATAGATATTATCGTATTCATCAGCAATTACCACCAATTTAAACATCTTAAATAAGCCATTTAAGAAGTCAATTATTTTTATCTTAGGTAAGTTATTAATTACTTGTAGTTGTCCTGTAATTGTTTGCTGTGGAAATGTAGCTGACATTCTATAACTCTCATATCTAAACTCAATCGTTAATTTACTTGTGAATTTAAACTCCTGATTTGCTGATATATACCACGAATGTTTTTGTCCTGTATTTCGTTCGATATCAAAATAAAATACATCAGTCCCCGTACTTTGACTAAAACCACCTGCCAAATTTCCATCGATTGTATGCTCAATATTGTACTTTACATTTTCATATCCTGAAGCTGGCACTATATCGATAAGAGAATATATTCTTTTACCACCTGCCACAAAAGTATCTTCTATAATATCAACTACACCACCTCTACCGTCAATATCGCCTGTATTAGTGAAGTCCATTCTAACTTTGTTATTTTGGGTATTGATCAAGTTAGAATCATTGTTTAACCAAATAAACAACTCTGTAAAATCAGTACGCCCAAAAAAGTCACGTGAAAAAGTAACACCGTATTTTGTTTCTATGGCTTCAATAATATTTAATACTCTTAACGCTGGTCGTAACTCATTCCAAGTTAAACCCGTGTTTGCACTTAAAGGCAAATAAGAAATATTAGCTAACTTATCCGTATTTGTTCCCTCTTGCGAGGAATCGTAATATAATTGCTTTTTAACGAATAACGGATAAATTAAATTACCAGAAAATAAACTTGAAGTCAAACCTGTCTTTACATTTGCAGGATTGAAAGTGTGCTGAAATTCTGAAAAGTCTAAAGAACTTAACTCATCATTTTTAAGAGTATCTTTTAAAGAAACTAAGTTACCCCAAAAAGTAAGAGTATAGGCATAAGGTCTACCTTGCTTAACACTAACTTTATCTAATCTAAATTTCCCGTACTTAAAAGGTATTCCATCTAACTCTATACGCCCATCTTGTTTAACTCTTGCGTCAAATGAATTATCTATATTAGCATCATAGTAATGTTTGAAAATGCGATTGTTTTTGTTAGTAGCAGGAACGGTAAATGAACGAGAGTAGTCGGTAGTATTTTTTGTGATATCGTTAATATTAGCAATAGAACTATTAATCTCTATGCTTTCATCTTTGAACCTATCTAAGTCCTCGTTACCTATGTATAATTTTACAACCATTTATATATTGTTAACATCGTTAAACGCATATTCAAACTCCATTTCATAATTTATTAAACGGTCTTTTTGTCGTGTTTTATATTCCAAAGATTTAGTTCCTAATTTCAAAGGAATATAAGCGGTTCCATCGGTAACTTGCCACACTCGCTCTGACAAAAGCAATTGTTTATAAGAATCATTTACCGATTCATTTACAAATCCACTATTAATTTTAAACTTAGATTTACCCTGAACATTATACGTTACATATTGATGAAATCTTACATTTGGTTGTCCTCTGTCATTTTCAAATTCCTCACTTGTTACATTTGTAGAATCGGTTCTTGCCTTGAAAAATGTAAGCAATTGCAACGCACCCTCTTTATTTTGAAAGGCTATATCAATTGGAGTGTATCTGCATTCGTCCTGAACCAATAATGTACACGTATAGTCTAACTCTGGTATGGTTATTTCGATAACATTATCGTCTAAAGTATCTATTACATTAACCCATATATTTTTGATTAATTGTGAACTGTTGGTAGTAGGCGATATAATTGTACTGTAATTTAAGGTGTTTATTGGATAAGATTTTACGCTTAACGAATAAGATAAAGTTTCACTTATCATTAAAGGCAAGCAAAAGAAACCATTTCGATTTACTTTGAACTCGTCACCTGATAAAAGCACTCCGCTGGATTGCGTATTCTCACCATCTAATCCGTAACCATATCCACGTGTTAATAATTGCACACTTTCTAATTGAACCACATCCAAATCTAATTCATCAGCAGTCGTATAAATAACTTGCGTCTTAACCCATGCCTGATTGTTTCCATTGTAGACCCCAGTATTAGTCATTTCATTAGGCATGAAATCTATATAATCATTTACTAATCGTGCTATATTTACTTTATCTGTACCGCCTGAGCCAGTCGGATTTTTCTTTGTAACCTGATAAACTGATTCTGCAGGAACTGACGCTTTCAATCCATCCCAAATGAATACTTGCAACGTGTAAGAAGTACAAATAGCATCGGTCAACGGACTTGTAAATGGTATCTCTAAGTAATAAGGCGATAAACTTTTTATCATAATTTTAATGCTATTTTTAATTTTTCATCAACTTCCAAAGAGTAAGCCATGTATATATCGTCTGGTAATCTTTGAAAGGCTTGTTCGTATGGCTTAGTGAAAAAGTTTGTTGTTGCAATTCCTTTATTCCAAATCGAACGCATTATTAAAAAGGCTGTTGATTTATAACTTAGAAACTTACCTGTTTTTTTATCTTTAAATTGAATGCGCTTTCTTGAAACCCAACCGTTAATTCCATTCGTTAACCCTCCTTTTTTTCCTGTTCCTGTTCCGAACTTAAACGGACTTATTGGAGCTTTTGCTGAACTACTAACACCTTTTACTCCTTTATCTACAAACTCCCAATAATCTTCAGCATTACC